CCCGTTATTTACAGAAAAATTTTGTAATGAAGTTATTGAGTTAGCTGAACAAAATGAATGGGTTACTGATAGACATACATTCTATCCTACAACAGACCAAACGATGGAAAGTTTAGGTTTACAATCTATATACCAAAGAGTATTAGAAGAATTTGTATACCCAGTTTGGATTTGGTTCTGGGACTTACAAGGTGATACTTGGCCTAAACTTCAAAGTGAAAACTTTATCGCTAAATATGACACTTTAAATCAGGGTAGTTTAGACTTGCATCACGACGATTCTATTATTACATTAAACCTAAGATTAAATAATGACTTTAAAGGTGGAGGTACCTATTTACCCAAGTATAAAACAACGGTTCAACCACGTAAAATTGGTAATGTAATGGCTCATCCCGGAGTTATTACTCACTTACACGGGGGTAGACCTGTTGAAGAAGGAACACGTTATATATTAGTTACATTTACAAAAAAATAAAAAATGGATACACGTTATACATTCCCCCTTCCATTTGAAAAACCAGTTAACCAAACTGATTATTACTGGTTTGAAGAAGGATTTACTACTGAGGAATTATCTTATTTAGAAAATCAAGTTGGTAATATTCCATTCCAACCTGGTGTTACCGAAAATGGAGCTCAAGACGAAGGTATTGGTTTAGACTCAAGAAGCTCAAGCATTAAATGGGTTCAATTTAATGATGAAACTAAATGGATTTATGATAAAATCGGACAAATGGCCCAAACCGCTAACGAGGAATTATTTCAATTCGATTTAAGCCATATGCCTGAAAACATCCAGTATACTGAATATTATGCTAGTAATAAAGGCCATTATGATTGGCATATGGATATTGGTAGTTCAGGATTTATGAAATTTCGTAAAATCTCAGTCACAGTTCAATTATCAGGACCTGAAGAATATGAGGGTGGTGATTTACAAATTTGGACAGGAGGTCAGTACCCATATACTGCTCCAAAAGGTAAAGGTAATGTAGTTATTTTCCCATCATTTATGATGCACCGAGTTACTCCGGTTACTAGAGGTACTCGCAAATCATTTGTATTGTGGTTAGGTGGAGGTCATTATAGATAATGAAGATAGCTGTTTGTATTAGTGGACAACCTCGAAATTACGAACAGGGGTACCAAGAATTAAAAAAGTGGTTTTTGGACAAGTATGATTGTGATATATACATTCATACTTGGAAGGATAACTCTCCTATGGAGGCTGGTCACAAATTTGCTAAAGAAAGGGAATATGAATTTACTAATGAAGATTACGATCGAATTTTAGAATTATATAAACCTAAAACTTGGAATTTTCAAAAACCAATCCCATTTGATACTACTGATATTAGAGGAGCTCATTTAAACTATAAATTAAATAGTTTATTAAGTGCTTCTTATTCAATACATGAATGTTATAACTTAGTTAAAGATTGGGGAATTGAATACGATTTAATTATTAGAACTAGATTTGATTTAGAATTTACAGACTATATCTCCCCAGAATGCTTATTTTTAAAAGATTTATCTTTATTAGATCCTAACAAATTAAATGTATTTGAATATCCTTTAACAGAAGAGGGACACCCAACCAGACATTCAGAAGTAGACGATTTATTTGCCGTTAGTTCGCCTGAAATCGCGAATATTTACGCAAACTATTTCACATACGCGATATCTTATATTTATATGAATGATGCGTATAAAGCATGGTTAGATACAGTAATTTCAGAAAATCCTGACCCTATTCATCCCGAAAGTGTATTAAAATATCATTTAATTTCTAACGGAGTAGAAATAAATTACGTTCCAAGTTTAACAGAACATTTTACAGCTAACATATTACGATGAAAATAGCAATATTAGTTAGTGGTCAACCACGTCGATATAGAAATGGATTTAAAGAACTAAAAAAATGGTTTTTAGATCGATATGATTGTGATGTGTATTTACATGCTTGGGATGCTCCTGAGTTTCATAAATATAATTTTTTTGATGGAGGTAAATTACAACACGTTTATAAAACCGATAATGATACTTACGATAATTTACTTGAATGGTATCAACCTAAAGGTCATTTGTTTGAACGTGCTATTAAATTTGATGCTGCTGATTTAAAAGGGGAAAATAACCAACGTTTAAATTCACAAATGGGTATGTGGATGTCCCTAAAACGAGCATGGGATTTAATGGAAGAATCAGGTATTAAATATGATTTAGTAATTAAAACTCGATACGATCTATTATTTACTCATAGAGTAGCTAATAATTGTCCTTTATTAGAAGACGTTACCAAATACGATCCAAATTTTATTCATTACTTTGAATACCCTCCACATTGGAAAATGGCAGATCAACTAAATGATACCTTTGCAGTAGGTGGATATGATTTAATGAAAATTTATTGTAACGTGTTTACCCACATGCTACGTATTATATTTGTAGATCCTGAATACTATCAGTTCTATACCGATATGTTTATTAATGAAACACTAATTGCTCAACATTTAAGAAATAATAATGTTCCCCTTAAACCTATTTGGCATGGATTCAATGGAACTCGTGGTATAGATGGTGGTTGTGAAATAATGAGATAATATGAAAGAAATTAAAGTTTTTGGTCACGGTCCTTACATTGGAACCACAGGTTATGCTAATCACACTCGTGACTTTTTTAGAGGTTTATCTAAACACTTCCCATTAAAATTTAGAAACTTTACCGTTGGGAGTAGCTGGCAGGGTTTGGTTGATGAACCTCATAATAATGAAGAATATTTAACAGATCTTGATAAACAAATTTTATATCAACAATCTTGTTTTGACCATAATGGAGATCTTAAGGATAGTGAAGTTTATACTCAATATGGGGAAAACTTCCAACATAATGTAAATTTAATCTTAATGGAAACGGGTCACCATTATTTTTATCATAATTATAAAGGCCCTAAAATAGCTTACAATGTTTGGGAATCTACCCGACAACCAGAAGGATTTTTTAACCAACTTTTAGAATTTGATCAAATTTGGGTTCCTTCTAAATGGCAAGCTGATTGTACTGTTGAACAGGGAGCCGATCCTGATAAAGTAAAAGTAGTACCTGAAGGTGTAGATGTAAACACTTTCTACCCAGAAGATCCTAAAACTATACTTGATTACGTAGATGGTCGCTTTAAATTTATTTTATTTGGTCGATGGGATTATAGAAAATCTACTAAAGAAATCATTGAAACCTTCCTTAAAGAATTCACCCCAGAAGACCCAGTTGATCTCATTGTATCTATTGATAATCTTTGGGGTAAAGATATGGATGGTTTTGAAACGACTGAAGAACGTTTAGAACATTATGGTTTTAATGACGAACGTATTAAAATTAAACATTTCCCTTCTCGTGAAGATTATATTACATATTTAAAAAATGGTCATGTATTCTTATCTTGTGCTCGCAGTGAAGGGTGGAATTTACCTTTAATTGAAGCTATGGCTTGTGGCACTCCTTCTATTTACTCAGCGGGTTCAGCCCAAATGGAATTTGCTTCTGGTAAAGGCCTCCCAGTAAAAATAGAAACCCATAAACCAGCAAATGTTAATTCGTATGCTAGATATGCCCAAAGTGAACTCCCAGGTGAATACCCTGAACCTGACTTTGAAGATTTAGCTCGTGTAATGAGAGATGCTTTTAAAAATTATACTGACCATAAAAAACGTGCTATTGAAGAAGCAAAGTTAATTCATCGTGATTTTAATTGGGATAAAGTAGCTGAAATCGGTAGAGACACTCTTCAAGAGTTTATGGATAATTATGTAGCTCCTCCATCTAAACCTAACCAAATTATTGTTTCTTATTTACAAGGCCCTAAAGTTGAAATTTTAGGTAATACTGAAGAAGAGTATAAAATTGAATTTATAAATGGTTCTACAAATGAGATTATTTTTAGTGATGTAATTACTAATAATATGTGGACAGTTTGTAGTAAAGAATATTATATTCCTTGGGTTATTAAAGTAAATGGAGAAATAGTAAGTAAATTAGATTTAACTAATAAAAGAGTTTTAATTGCTTTAGAATCTAAATCTTTAGGTGATACAATTGCTTGGACTCCTTATGCTGTTGAATTTGCTAAAAAACACAAATGTAAAGTTATTATGTCAACCTTCCACAATGAGTGGTTTAAAGAGATAGAAGCATATAAAGATATTGAATGGATGGTTCCTGGAGAATCTACACCTTGTGATGTTGTTTATAGAATTGGTTGGTTTAAGAATGATAAGGGGTTATGGAATAATACAAATAAACACCCAAATCAAGTTAATCTATACCCAATGCAGCAAACTGCAACTGACATATTGGGTTTAGAATACAAAGAATTAAATTACGGTTTAGACTTTCAAAAAGGTAAACGCCCTATTAAAGATAAATATGTTGTTATAGGTCCTCAATCTACGGCAGGATGTAAAGAATGGCCTTACCATAATTGGGTAACCTTAGTCAAACTACTTAACCAATCCGGCTACCAGGTTGTAACATTAACACAACACAAACTTGACATTCCAGGAACTATTAATTCTTGGAACCAACCATTTGAAAATGTTGCCAATTATATGCTCCATGCGGATTTATTTATTGGTTTAAGTTCGGGGTTGGCTTGGTTTAATTGGGGATTGGGTAAAAAAACGGTTATGATTAACGGATTTACCTCGGCAGAACATGAATTTCAAACTAAAGTAGTTAGAGTTCGTAATGAAAGTGTGTGTAATTCTTGTTGGGTTAACCCCAATTTTAGTTTTGACCCCGGGGATTGGGATTGGTGTCCAATTTGGAAAGGAACTAACAAACAACACACGTGTATGAAATCAGTTAGCCCTACACAAGTTTATAGTAAAGTAAAACAAATTTTAAATAGTAAAAAATAATCTAATATTTATTAATATGGAACAAGTGTTTTTGACAAAAGAAGAGGTTGAAAAATTAAAAAGTATTCAAGATAATGAAGCTAATTTAATTACTCAATTTGGTCAATTAGAATATCAAATCCAATCTCTTAATTTACAGAAAGAAAATTTAAAAAACAACATCACAAAACTTCAAACAGAAAGTAGTAATTTTGGAAAAGAATTACAAGACAAGTATGGAGAAGGAACAATTGATGTAACTACCGGAGAGTTCACTAAATCAAATTGATTTTCGATTCTCTCTTGAATATTTATAATAAAATAATAATTCCAACACAATGGCAGAAACATTAGTATCACCTGGTGTATTAGCAAGAGAGAATGACCAGTCATTTATCACGCAGCAACCCGTTCAAGTAGGTGCTGCGCTTGTAGGTCCTACAGTAAAAGGTCCTGTAGAAGTACCTACAATTGTTACATCATATAGTGATTATCAAAACAGATTTGGATCCACTTTTGAAAGTGGTAGTGAAGTATTTACTTACTTTAATTCCCTTACAGCTTACAATTATTTCAATAACGGTGGTAACACATTATTGGTTACTAGAGTAGTATCAGGTTCAGTTGCTGGGTGGGACTACGCATCAGCCAATGTACTTGCCGCTTCAGCTTCAGCTACTGCTGTTACTTTAGAAGCAATTGATAAAGGTGCTCTTTGGAATAATTCAGGTGGTGTAACTTCTGGATCTTTAGATAATGGAACTATTGATAATGTTAGATGGCAGGTTGTTTCTAACAACACCGCCTCTGGTGTGTTCACATTAGTAGTACGTAGAGGTGATGATAGCAATAATAATCCTATCGTTTTAGAATCATGGAATAATTTATCATTAGATCCAACTCAACCCAATTTCGTTTCTAGAGTAATTGGTGATACTAAATTTAATTATAATGCTAGTGAAAACTACTTAGAAGTATCAGGTTCATATCCTAATAGATCTAGGTACATTAGAGTAGCCTCAGTTAATTTATTAACTCCAAGCTATTTAGATAATGCTGGAAACGCTAAAGATCAATACACAGGTTCAATCCCAGTTGTAGGTTCAGGCTCAGCAAATGGTTCATTTACAGGAGGTACAGGCTCAAATATTTCATCTTATACAGGTGGAGGTAATTATTACTACAAAGCAGGTACATCTTCAGGAGCGGTAAGCGGTGTAACTCAAGGTTTGATCGGCGCTGATTATGATAGTATGTTAAATTTATTAGCTAACCAAGATGATTATGCGTTTAACGTATTATTAACTCCTGGTTTGTTTAATAGTGCTCACGCATCTCAAACTACTACAGCAATCAACAATACTCAAGGTAGAGGAGATAGCATTTATGTGTTAGACCCAATTGTTTATGGTTCAACTATTGCTGATACAAATACACAAGCAGCTTCTAGAAATACTTCTTACGCAGCTATGTACTGGCCTTGGTTACAAACCATTGACCCAGATTCAGGTCAAAACGTATGGGTTCCTGCCTCAACAATGATCGGGGGAGTTTACGCATATAACGACAGTGTAAGCGAGCCTTGGTTTGCTCCAGCGGGTATCAACAGAGGAGGTTTAGGCAACGTAATTCGCCCTGAAAGAAAGTTAACTCAATCTAACAGAGATTCATTATACGAGAATAATATTAACCCAATCGCTTCATTCCCAGGAGTAGGCACAGTGGTATATGGTCAGAAAACATTACAGAGACAAGCTTCGGCGCTTGATAGAGTAAATGTTAGAAGATTATTAATCGCTCTTAAAGGATACATTTCTCAAGTTTCTCAAACATTATTGTTTGAACAAAACACAGCAGCTACTAGAAATAATTTCTTAGCAGCAGTGAATCCTTACTTAGAATCTGTTCAACAGAGACAAGGTTTATATGCGTTTAAAGTAGTAATGGATGATTCAAATAACACCCCAGATGTAATTGATAGAAATCAATTAGTAGGTGCTATTTATCTCCAACCAACTAAAACAGCAGAATTCATCATCTTAGACTTTAACGTATTACCAACCGGAGCTACTTTCCCAGCGTAAGAGTTTAAAATTTGAATATTTATAATAGAATAAAATAAATAACAATGGCAGTATTAGATCCTAACGAAATTTTCTTTACAGCGTTTGAGCCAAAACAAGCGAATAGATTCATTATGTATATTGATGGATTCCCCGCTTACACAATCAAGGGTGTAGGTGCTGTAAGTTTAACCCAAGGAACAGTAGCTCTTAATCATATCAACGTTCAACGTTTCGTGAAGGGTAAAACAACTTGGAATACCATTCAGTTCACATTATTTGATCCAATTACTCCTTCTGGTGCTCAAGCCGTAATGGAGTGGGTTCGTTTACACCATGAATCAGTAACAGGTAGAGATGGCTATAGTGATTTCTATAAGAAAGACTTAACATTCAACGTATTAGGTCCTGTTGGTGATGTAGTATCTGAATGGATTATCAAAGGTGCTTTAATTACTGATGCTAGCTTTGGTGAATATGGTTGGGATACTGACTCAACAGCAATTAACCTTACAATGACAGTTCAACCAGATTACTGTATCTTGAACTTCTAATAAGAAAAGTAAATATTTTTGTAAAGAGAGCTTGGATTCGTTCAAGCTCTTTTTTATATTCATATTTATACTCGACAAACGTTATAAATAAAATATATGAGTTTTAACTTACCAACAGAAACCATCGAACTTCCTTCAAAAGGTTTATTATATCCTGAAGGTCATCCTTTATCCGAAGGCACTATTGAAATTAAATATATGACAGCTAAGGAAGAAGACATCCTTACAAACCAAAATTACATTTCAAACGGCACCGTATTAGATAAATTATTAAAATCCTTAATTGTAACTAAATTCAATTATGATGATTTAGTTATTGGTGATAAAAATGCTATTATGATTGCTGCCCGTATTTTAGGATATGGAGCTGAGTATAAATTTACATATAATGGTGTAGAAGAAGTAGTTGACTTATCTAAAATTGAGAATAAACCATTAGATGAATCTCTTTACATTAAAGGTAAAAATGAATTTTCATTTGATCTCCCATCTTCTAATAATGAAATTACCTTTAAATTCCTTACTCATGGTGATGAATCTAAAATCAACCAAGAATTAGAAGGATTAAAGAAACTTAAAAAAGATGATTCTCCAGAACTTACTACTCGTTTAAAATATATGATTACTTCTATCAATGGTAATCGAGATAGTAAAACAATTCGAGAGTTTGTCGATCAGGCATTCCTAGCACGAGATGCTAGGGCATTCAGAGAGTTCATTAATAAGATCCAACCCGACGTAGATCTAACTTTTTTTCCCTCATCTTCAAACAAATCAATCTCTCTCCCAATTGGGATTAACTTTTTTTGGCCTGACATCAACATCAGCTAAGGATTATAGAGTTCAATTTTTAACTCAAATCCACGAGATTTGTTTTTATGGTCAAGGAGGTTATTCATGGCCTGTGGTATATGATATGCCTCTTTGGCTACGAAAGTTTACTTATGCTAAAATTAAAGATCATTATGATAAACAATCTGAGATAATGAAAAAACAATCCTCTAATCCTAATCAAAAAGAAGTTATAGGAAAAGACGGAATGATAAAAATGCCTGAAGCCTTTACAAAATCCAGCTATAAATAATATTTATACCATATACCTATATTATGGCTGAAGGAGATAAACCCAAAGATTTAAAAAAACTAACAGAAGCAACCCAACAAGAAATGGGTCGTATTCTGGAAACTGTTACTTCTATTGCCGATAGATTAATTGATGGTATAGAAGAGTTTAATGATAAATTAGACGAATCTGAAGGTAAAATGGATGTCATAGGTAAAACTATGAAACGAGGTTTAATAGCTGAATTTAAAAATACAGTTAAAAACCAAGAAAACTTAATTAAACTCCAACTTCAAGCAGAAAAAGGCCAGCTTAAATCTAAAGATATAGCTAAAGAGCGCCAAAAACTTGAAGAAAACAGAAGGTTAACTGAGCTTAAAATTGAAAACATTCAAAAGCGAAAAGGAAATCTTTCTAAAGAAGAGAAAAAAATCCAAGGTCAACTTATAGCTGACCTCCAAGCCGAAATTGATGCTCAAGAAGAACAATTAGGAATAATTGATGAGATTAATAAAAGAAATGCTCTTAATAAAGGTCTAACAGGGCTAATTGGAGAAAATATTAAAGGTTATTTAGATGATTTAGATAAATCTGGTGTTTTATCTGCTGCTTTTAGTGGTGAATTATTTACAGCCGAAGGTGCTGCATTTGCTGCTGAGGTTGCATTGGCAGCTGTAGCTGCAGCCGCATTAAAAGGTAGTGATAATATTAATAACCTCCAGAAAAATCTAGGAATTAGTTATGGTGCAGCCTATGATTTACAAAATAGTTTAGCTCTAACAGCAGCTACTTCTGATAAATTATATATAACTTCAGAACTTTTAAATAAAGCATTTACTGATTTAGCAACCCAAACTGGTATAGTTTCCGACTTTGGGGGTGATACCTTAGTTACAATGACGGCTTTAACTAAACAATTAGGTTTAGGAACAGCAGAAGCAAGTCAATTAGCTCTTTTAGCAAGAACACAAGGTGAAGATACAGAAGGGATATTAGAAAATACCGTGGATACTGTGTCGGCTCTTAATAAGCAAAACGGCGTCGCGATTAGTGCTAAAGCTGTATTAAACGACATATCTACCGCGTCTAAATCCATAGTAGTGTCATTAGGTATGTCTCCTGAGATACTAGCTGAGGCAGCTACTCAAGCAAGAGCTTTAGGTTTAAGTTTATCACAAGTTGATGCTATAGCAGGTTCTATTCTTGATTTTGAATCATCGATTGAAAAAGAATTAACTTTTGAATTATTAACTGGCAAACAAATTAATTTAGAAAAAGCAAGAGAATTAGCTTTAAATAATGATTTAGCAGGTTTAACAGAAGAAATTAAAAATAACGCTGAAATCACCGAAGCATTTGCTACAGGTAACAGAATTCAACAGGAAGCAGCAGCTGCTGCTATAGGCTTATCTCGCGATGACCTAGCTGATATGGTATACCAGCAAGAACTAGTTAAATTAGGGGCAGAAGGATTTACAGCGGCATATGGTGAACAAGCATACCAATCAATGCTCGCCCAATCCGCTTCAGAAAAATTTGAAGCTTCAATGGAAAAAATTAAAGGGGTTATTGGTGATATAGGAACTATTTTTACTCCTATTATTGATGGTTTTGCTGCTTTAGTAGGCTATTTAGCAGAATCCAAGATCGCTTTAGGAGCAATAGCGGGTATTATGGTAGGGTTAGTAGCAATCCAAACAACATTAGCTATAACTAAATTAGTAGAAGCTTACGCCTCAATATTTGCGGGTTCTTTTATGGCTGGTCCTTTTGGTTTACCTATAGCATTAGCGAGCGTAGCAGCTTTAGGAGCTATAGTAGCAGGAGCAACTCAAATGGTAGATGATGGTATCGCAGATTCATCTCGTGGTCCATTTACCATTACAGATTCATATGGTAAAATGGCTATGACAGCTAAAGGTGATAACTTAGCAGTATCTCCTAATATTAATAAAGGTGGTGGAGACGATAGAATGATTTCATTACTAGAAAGAATTGCTAGTAAAGATTCTAACGTTTATATGGACTCACAAAAAGTAGGGACATCATTAGCAGTAGCTACAAATAGAGTTTAATTTCAATATTTATAATAAAACAAGTATTATGGGACTTTTAGATAAATTAACACAACAAGGATCAAATTTAACAGGTCTTAATGGAGCTACTCCTTCTAATATGCCGGGGGCGAGTGATCTCTCTAAATTACATTATGAGTATTCTATTAATAAGAATCCAAATATAAATGGCAAACCAGAACCTTCTCAATTAGATTTAGACGGATTAACTCCACCTAAATATACAGAGAATCTACCAGGATAATAGATGCCTTTACTAATAAACTTAAAAACCAACCTTAAGTCCCTAAGATATGGGCATGATAGACCTGGAGGTGGTAGTAGTAACCAACCCTATATTCAGGTTGATACCAAAAATTCTTTTGATCTCGCAACCGAGGAATTAGGAATTAATGGAGGGACTGATTATCTATTAAGAGGTGGTTCATTAACTCCTCAAAAATCTTTACAGGATGTATCACGTTTAGGTAAATGGGGCTTAGATGGTACTCCCCCTGGAATTTTAGGTTTACTTTTCACAGCTAAGCAAAACGTATTATCTGAAACCAATGTTCGAACACAAGCTGGAGGGATATTAAACCAAGGAGTTTATAATCCACTTTCAACTTTAGCACAAGTAGGAACTGTTGCCTTTGGAGATCACTTAAACAAACAAGGAATAGATCCCACAGGTTTAACTCCTTTATCTTTAATAACATATTCCGATATTGTAAATCCTAAATTATTAGGAAATGCTTTTAGTATTAAAGCTACAAATAATAACCGATTAGTTCAATTAGCTCATAAAAAAATAAAAAATAGTTATGCTGATGGTGTTGGGGTTTCTTTAATAAAAAACAATATTACAAATGGAGAAAGTTCTCCAAGCTTTATAAGCTATAGAGGAGGTCCTGGTTCTGTATTAGGTGTAGGTAAGACTAATATTAAATTTGCTGATCAAAGGACAGGTGAATCCAACCCCTTAAGTATAACCTCCCCTACTCAATTTTATGGAACATATAAACCTAATTTTGAAGCAGGCTCCTATTTAAAATCATTTGCTGTCCCTTACGATGATAACAAATCAGTTTCTGGTGTATATAGTAGATTAACTAATTTTGATATTAATAACTTAATTAGCACTGACGGAGGAAAGTTATATCAAAATAACGTCTACACAGAAGGCAACACATTCCCAGAAATGAACCTTCCTACAGCATTTACTCAAGGTGCTGCTACTTTTACTCAGGAACAACTAATTGAAAAAGAACCTATAAGTCAAGGGGGTCAATTAACTGACTTTAGAAAAGAAGTTACAGTTAATAGAGCATACGCTGAAAAAAGTGGTATGTTAGCTAAATCCCCGGATTACCAAACTAAAAATATAGATCAAAGATTAAATTATTTTGATCCTGGTAGTAAGGTTAGAGATAGAAGTAGTTACACTAAGGGCTCAGGTATAGTAGATGCTATCAATGGTCTTTATATGTATTATAACTCAGAAGTTAATGATACTGGAGCTACTAATGATTTAGTAAAATTTAGATTTGCTGTTATAGACCCTAACGAACCAGGTAATAAAACATTTGTCCACTTTAGAGCATTTTTTAATGGCGCTATCAGTGATAATATGGGAGCTACCTGGAATTCTTTTAAATACCAAGGTAGAGGTGAAGATTTCTTCCAATATGGAGGATTTAGTAGAGATGTAAGTTTTGGGTTTGTAGTAATGGCTCAATCTAAAGAAGAACTTTCTATAATGTATCAAAAGTTGAATTATCTTCAATCTACGTTAGCTCCTAATTATAGTGATGCTGGGTATATGAGAGGTAATATTCACCAATTAACAATTGGAGGTTACTTCTATGAAACCCCAGGTGTAATTACTGCTTTAAATTATACAATGCCTGAAAACTCAACTTGGGAAATAGGTATTAATGATGAAGGTGATTCTGATCCTACAGTTAAGGAATTAGCTCATAGAATTGAAGTTCAAGTTAACTTTAAACCAATTCACCGTTTTATTCCAGAAACAATCCAACCAAACGAATTATTTTCAGCTGGGAATATTAAACAAAGGTTTATATCTTTAGCTAATAAAGAGGATGCTGGGTTATATGCTAATGAGATTCCAGGTGCTAGGAAATTACCTAGTAATTTACCGAATGTTCCTGAATCTGCAACCTCGGAACAAACTTAAGCTCTTAACCTTTTAGAGCAACTTAATTTATAATGGGAAGATATACAAGAATACCAATTAAAAAATCCAATACAGGAAGTCAATATTACAAACGTGTAATATACCCTAACATTCCTCGTAGCAATCAGGATTTATATGTTTTCACAACTGATGAAGACAGGTATGATTTATTGGCTTTACAATATTATAAATCATCTTCATTATGGTGGGTTATATCCTCAGCTAACCCTCAATATCTAGGAGCAAGTTTATTTCCGGGAGGAGGAGTTCAAATTCGAATTCCATTCCCAATACAAGACATTATAAATGAGTTTAATGCGTTAAACGGGTAACAAGTTATGAGCAATCTTTTAGGAGAAAATTTTAAACCTTACGTTGCTAAGCAAATAAAAACTCGTCAGGATATTCTAGGTAGACGAGAATCAGGCATTCTTTCTGATTCAAATTCTAATGAAGCTATAATGTGGGAAAATGGAAAAACCTCATATGTAGCATTAGCATCCTCAGTTGATATTAAAGATAGTCCAATCTACAAAACTAACATTTCAGTTAATGTAGAAGCTGTCCAAGGAGCTACTGGTGCTTTTACTGAAGAAGAACAAGAAGAACTTAGAGAAGACGCAGGTTTTCCTGAACCTGTCCCTGGATCCGAAGAAGAAGCAGCAGCAGCTCAAGCCGCACTTACTCCTGAACAAATTGCTGAAAATAATCCCTTCGAAGTAGAATGGATTGCTGCTTACACTGAAGAAGAAGCTAATAAGGAAGCTTCTTATCTTTTGGCTTATATGAAAGGAGCAGGAACTGATGTAGACGGGATTATTGAAGTTTTTGATAGAATAAAAACCTACAAAAGATATGAACAGGTAAAAGAGGCTTTTTTAAGATTGTTTGGTCAAAAGTGGAGAAACGGAGAAGGAGGTGTCCCCTTACTTCAAAATTTGGTTCCCTCAGTAAGTTTTGTAGGAGGAGTTAATAGAAGGGTTGTAGATCCATTCTATAGAGGTGATTTAGATTATGCCTTAACAGAAGAAGAATCGTCCGATCCAGGTTTCCTACCTAATCGTATGGGACAACTTACAGATGATCTCGCTTATGCTTTCCTCCAATCTCCAGCAGATAATCCTCTTACTTTAACACTTAACGATGAAGTATTTACAAGCCCATTAGCAGGGTTGATAACTTATAGAATCGTCTCAAAACCAGGTAAAACCTCCAGTTTTGAAGACCTACAAAGAGCTCAAGCCTTAGCAGTTCAAGATGCTACTTATGTAGATCCTGTATACTCAGGCACAGCAATTGCCAAACAATTAGAAGCTCAAATTACTACAGTAACTACTTTAACTAGTGATTTTGAAGAAATTGGAACTGACGGTTTAGGAACTAAACGTATTAAAGAAGGTTTAGAATTAGAAGGTGATCCTAATCAATATTTAGGAGATTTTGTTTCAAGAAATTTAGTATTAACTAATGGAACAACTTTTGTAGCTGAAGATAAGAGTAGAACCTACAAAGCAGGTGTAGCTAATAATATATCTACTTTCAATGAATTTGTTTACGGATTTGGAGGTGATAAAGACTTTGGTTTAGTAGCTATGCCTGGTTTAGAGGGAGTAGATATTAAATCTAAAAATATGGGTTCTCTTAGAGAGGCTACTGTTACTTTAAGAGCAAATAGTGAAAGACAATTTTCTTTAATTGATACAGTCTATTGTAGAATTGGTTATACCATGTTTCTTGAATGGGGTCATAGTGTATATTTTGACAATACACCTAATTATGTATCAAATCCTCTAATAGAAGGTGTTCCTAGTTTAATCCCATCATTCTTAAAACCAGAAGCAGGGGGAACCTGTGTTGGTCCTGATCAAGGTATACAAAGACAAATTGAAAAGAATCGAGAACTTTCTTGTGGTAATTATGATGCTTTTATGGGTAGAGTAACTAATTTTAGTTGGGAATTCGATCCATCTGGATATTATAAAGTTACTTTAAAATTAGCAAGTATTGGTGATATAATTGAAAGCTTAGGAGTAGACCAACCCCTCCCAATTACAATCCCAAACAAAATCCCAGCATTAGGAACTCAACCTTCATTTAATTCGGCTTTAGAAACCTTTTTAACAATAGCTGCTACACCTAATGGAACTAGTAATATAGCAACTGGAAAACTATTTGCTGAAGAAGATATAACAAATACATATGATGTTTACAAACGAACCCTAGTTCCAAATAATGTTACAGTAGAAACTGATACTAATGATCTAATTACAGGAGCAGTAGCTACAGCTGCTTTTGCCGCAACTTTAGCAACAGGAGGAACAGTTGTAGCCGGAGCAATAGCTGTAGGTGTGGGAGTAGGAGTAACCGATTCAGGAATTGCTGATACAGAGACCTCAAGAACTGAAACCCAAGCTTCCGATTATTCCCCGGAATTAAGATATGAACGAGCTCCTACATCTAAGGGAAAAGTTATAAGTGCTAGAGCTTCTTTTGGAACTAACATCTATAACTATATTCGTTTAGGAGACATTTTAGATTTTATTAAAGCTAAACTTCTAGTATATAGCTCGGAATGTAACGGTGAACCCATAGTAGATATCGATACAGATACCGAAACTAACTTCTGTTACTACTCAGGAGCTAATCTATCAGCAGACCCTTCTAAAGTAATGGTTAGAGCTAAATTACCTTTATCTAAACAAAAACTTTATGGTTACGCTGCTAGAAAAGATAGTTTAGGAGATTATTTTTGGTCTTATGGAGTCAATCAAGATTCAATCTTTGGTTCTACTGAAGCACAATTAGAAGAATTTATTACAGATCAAGCCTTTACCTCTCATAAAAATAATTTATTGGCAGGTAAAATAATGAATATATATTTTGAATACCAATATTTGTTAGATGAAATTGAATCGAGTAGAGACTCAGAAACAAAGTCACTTAACTTATTAAAGTTCTTAGATGGTATTCTTACTACGGCAAACAGCTGTTTAGGTGGTGTAAATAAATTAGCTGTAAGAATTAAAAATGATAACATTATTGAGATATATGATCAAATCCCACTTTATGGCTCTCAAATCAAAGCACCATCTACTTCTATATTAAATTTATATGGAATAGGAAATTCAATAGGTGGTAGTTTTGTTAGAAACTTTGGTATTACTACTGAATTAACTTCTGAATTTGCTACCCAAGTTACTATTGGAGCTCAAGCTCAAGGATCAAAAGATACTACAGATGCTCTAGCACTATCTAATTGGAATTATGGTTTAATAGATCGTTGGATTCCTCGTAAATTAAGTGCTTCTGAAATTGATGGAAGTCAAACTAAAGAAGCTACTAATTATGAGTCTTTAATTGCTGTAAGAGATAAACTAGCTTTTTTATGGTTAGGTTATTCTCAAGGTGAAGTAGTTAACGGTGAGAATTCAAAAAGTGGAGTATTTAAAAGAGAATTAACTGAAGAAGAAGTTTTAGAATTTTACAGAAATCGAGGTCAAGTTACAACTAATGAAGATGGAGAAGAAGAGATTGATGTTTATGATGAAATTGATAATCTTATAGAAAATAATATCTATTACTTTAAAGATTTTCCTGTAAAGCAATATAGTGAATTTGTAAAATTACAACAAGACTTTTTATCTTTACTCCATATTAACAGTAACTTTAATTCTAATCAACAAGGGATGCTCCCTATTAATATTAATTTAGAAATTGAAGGTCTTTCAGGAATCAGAATTTACGATCAACTCCCAGTTGATACTAGATTTATCCCAAATTATTATCCTCAAACCTTATACTGGATTATTAAAGGAGTAAGTCATAGCATAACAGATAATAAATGGATCACTAAATTAGAAACTATTGCCGTTCCTAAAATTGAAGAACTTCCAGCTGGAACCCTCCCTACTAAATCTACCAAAATCTTAGATCAGGCTTATGACCTAATCCCTGATAGTGATATCGTTCCAAGTGACGTTGATATAAATCCTACTCCAGAAGATTTAAGTGAATTTGCTGATGAAGCATTTTCCACAGCTTTAGAAAGTGCTACTCCTATCCCAGAAAGTTCTAGAGATACAGTAGAAAAAATTATAAACTTAGCTACAAATGCTACAGCTGGTGCTGGAGTAGCTAGAGCAGGATATAATGATTTAGTAGCTATCCTGGCTTCAGCTATAGGAGAAGTAGGTCCTTCTTTTACTCCTAGAAGTGAAAACTTTAATTATTCTGAACCTCGTGCTCGAGAAGTATTTAGTGCTATTAAAAAAATTACTACAGAAGAAGCACTAAAATTAATTCCTTCTAGCCAAGGAGGAACAGGTAGCCAAGAGGCATTAGCTAATTATGTATATGGTCAAGGAGATTTCCTAAAGTATAATTTAGATGACCCAGAAGGTGGATGGAAATATAGAGGTAGAGGATTAAGTCAAATAACCTTTAAATCAAACTATAGAGGAGTTCAAAGAGATATTATTGATAGATTTAAGGTTAAGGATTCTTCTGGAAGAGATGTTGACTTACTAGAAAACCCTGATAAAGCTAATGACCCCAATGTAGCAATAGCTATTCACGTATATGGCAAATTAACTGGGAAATTTGGTTTACGTTTAAATAATTCACCTACATATTTAACGAATGGAATTGCCATCCAAAAACTACAAAACGGAACCAATGGTAGATCTACTAAACCAACCCCTAACTCAGTAACTAAAAACTATACTAGAGCTTTAGCACAAATTGAAAAAACTCCCTGGGTTAAAGAATTAATCCAAAAGGCTGTTTCTTAATATTGTTAACTTATGTATTATCCTAAAACTCAAATAGAAACCAATT